GCAAGACATCGGATTAAAACAAAGAGATATGAGTTTCGTCGCTCAAAGAGAAATGAGTGAGGAAAAGATTTTGAAAATATTTAAAACTCCAAAGATATTACTTGGCGGAACTGACGGGATAAACTACGCAACCTCAATCACTGCTCGTCAAATTTATGCTGAACAGGTAACAGCCCCACGATTAAAATTACTCTTCGAGAAATTAAACAGATTTTATTTGCCAATGTTCAAAGGAACTGAGGGAATGGAATTTGAATTTGAGTCTCCAATCCCTGAGGATAGAGAATTTAAACTCAAATACTATCAGGGTGCTAAATGGCTATCTTACAATGAAATCAGAGTCGAAGAGGGTAGAGAGCCAATACAGGACGATAAATACGACTTGCCTCAGGGTGGTAATAGTAATAGTGGCGTTGACCCACTACTTGCCCTCGGTGCTGGTGATGTTAAAAAAAAAGGAACTGAGGAAGTAGTAAAAAAAGATTACGTCCCAAAGACTAAAGCCTACTATAAAAATCGTCGATTACAAAAGGCATATCAAAACAAAAAAGAAAAATATATCGTCCAAAATATAAAGACAATGTCTAAAGGTTTAAAGCCTATTTTCGAGGACTATATTAAATCTTTCAAAAAGAAAAGCCTAACCTACCAAAATAAATCTATTTTAACCGACGGTCTCAGTGCCTCTCAGATTTTCAATTTCTTAATGCCAAAGGGCGACGACTTTGTTAAATCTCTTTACACTGTCATCTCTAAAAATAGCCAAGACGCCTATGTCGATGGTCGAGAAAATATGAAAGATACCTATAATTTCAAGAGCGACGCTACTCTCTCTCATATTTCAGCGATTGCTTTGCTCGATACCCGAGCTAGAAACACGGCGGACGGGGTAAGTAAGACAATCAATGCCGACGTTTTGAATATCATCAAAGACGAACTCGCCAAAGATAGCTCGAGTATTAAATCAATTCGAGAAATGCTGAAAACTTATTTAACCGACAAAGAGGATTACCAAGTTGAAAGAATAGCCAAAACTGAGTTAGCCTATGCCTACGCCAATGGCTCTCGACAAGAAATGTACGCCAGTGGTATCGTTAAACAAATCCAATGGCTCACTGAGTCCGACGCTTGCGAAGAGTGTCGAATGAATGACGAGGAAATCGTTGATTTAGGGGGAAGTTTCAAGAGTGGCGACCAAGACTCACCAGTTCACCCAAATTGCCGATGTTCAACAGTCCCGTATTTACCTGATTAAAATATTTGTTTAAAAAAAATATATAATTAAATTATGAAAACTAAAAAGAAAGAACTCAAATACATTTTTACCAGTGTATCGAAATCTGTTATTGACGAAAAATCAATGACAATTAAAGGCGTCATCGGTTCTGACGGCTCAGTCGATAGACAGGGCGAGTCAATCAATCCTATGGGTTGGAAACTAGACAATTTCAAAAATAACCCTGTTGTTTTGTACGGACACGATTACCACTCTAAGCCAATCGCTAAAGCTACTCGAGTGTGGGTAGAGGACGGTAAACTTTTATTCGATTTAGAATTTGCTAATAGTGAAGACGGGAAAGAGGTATTTGATTTAATGGCTAAGGGTTTTCTCTCTGCCTTTTCTGTTGGTTTCCAAATCCTAGAATGGGACGAAACTGGCGAATTTACTTTTAAATCTTGCGAACTTTATGAGTTGTCTGTTGTCCCAGTCCCAGCCAATCCAAGAGCTTTGAAAGGTGCTGATACTGATACTTTGAGCCGAGTCAAATCTCTCAATGTCAAATATAAAGTCTTTTCAAAAAAATTCTACAAACTTTCTCAGAAAGAATTAGAGATGATTATTTCTAAGACTGTCGAGGTTACTATTGAAAAGAGAGCTGAGTTGAAAAAGGCTAAGGCTCTAGCTGACAAAAAAGCCCTCGATGAAAAGAAAGCCCTTGACGACAAAAAAAAGGCTATAATTAAAAGTAAGAAAGTTAAAAAGTTTGTCAATACTTTTGAGAAAACTCTCAAAAAATTTACCTCGTTGACACAACAATAAAAAAATAGTTTATAATTTATTTATTATTAAAAATTAAATCTTAAAAAAATGAAAATCAAGACCTCTGAGAAAATCAAAAAAATGTTAGATGAAAACCAAAAAGGTTTAGTCGATTTAGCTGTTAAAGGTGTAGTTGAAGTTTTAAAAACTGACGCTAATCGCAAACTCTTTGGTGGTAGCACTGAAAAAGAAATGACCGCTGAAAAGAAACAGCTCGCTGTTGATTACATCAAATCAATCTCTCCAAAATATCAAAACGACAACGGTATGAAAACCGCACTCTTACAAAGAGCTAAAGATGTCGGTGAATTAAATTTGACCGCTGGTACAGGTGGCGACTATACCCCTGACTACCTTTCTAGTGAAATAATCCGCTTAATTCCTACCTACGGCGTAATCAGAAAATATGGACGAGTTGTCCCTGTCGTTTCTGACGTTCAAAAAATCCCTACCGCTGGTGCTGTAATCGCTTACCGTATCGGAGCTGGTGCTAGTTTAATCCCATCAATCCCAGCAACAGGTATTTTGACTCTCCAAGTTGAAAAAATCGCTTGCTTAATCCCATTCGACAATGAATTACTCGCTGACGCTACAATCGGAATAGTTGACTTAATCACTCAATTATCTGCTGAGGCTATCGCTAAGAAAGAAGACACTTGGGGTCTACTTGGTGAAAACTCAGGCGAGGGTATTATGAAAAATGCCTCTGTCCAAGTTGTAACCTTAGCCAGTGCTGAAACTTTCGCAGGTGCTACCCTTGACGATTTAATGGATATGACTGGAAAATTAGACGAAAACGCAGTCAATAACGCTAAATACGCTATGAGTTTCTCGGTGTTCAATGTTTTCAGAAAACAAAAATTGACCACTCAATACGCTCTCCAAAATCCAGCGGGCGGTATGCCAGCAACAATCTGGAATTTGCCAGTAATATTCTCCCCAGTCTTACCAAAGACAACTGACGAAACCCAAGTCGCTACCCCATTCGTTATCTGTGGAAACTTTGATTACTTAATAATTGGAGACAGAGGTGAATACCGAATTGATTTATCAACTGAGGGAACTTACACCGACGGCTCAACTGTTAAATCTCTCTTCGGTCAAGATATGTCCGCAATCCGTATCATCGAAAGAGTCGACATCAAAGTCGCTGAGGCTACTAAGGCTTTCTGTATCCTCAAAACCCACGCTCACGTCGGAGCATAAGTTTAAGAATTTGAAAGAGAGCGAGGGAAACTTCGCTCTCTTAGGTAATTCCTAAATTAAATATTTATTTACAAAACAAAAAAATGAAAGCAATAGTAAAACAAGTCATCTTTAATGGTAATCAGAGATATGATGTCGGCGAAACTGTCGATACCAAAGTTCTCGGAGTTAAACAAAACGACGAAAGAATTGAGCTTATTGAAGAAAAAAAAGACAATTCCAAAGCTAAGGACGTCGCCAAAGCCCCTAAAACAAACGAAACTAAAACTCCCGATACAAAACCAGCCGAAGAAAAAAAAGAGGTAACACAAAATAATAAAATGGTTACCAGTTCAGAGACAAAGTAAAAAATGCCTGACGAAACCCCAGTCGTTGAAATAGTTGACGCTGAATTAAAACAATCAAATTGGTCAGGTGTTACCCCCGCTAATATTGGCGATTTTCTTGACGAAGTAATCACTGGAAAAGAAACCCTCATCGCAAAGATGATTTTAAAAGCTGAGGACGACATCTCGAGCGGTGCTGGTCGTAATTTCAAAATTGCTAATACTATTTACGAGGAAACTCTTGACGCTGGTACTGACAAACTCTATACCTCAAACTCTCCAATCAACGAAGTCCAAAAAATTACTGTCAACGGTAATGATGTCTTTATTAAAGACGGGTCAAACAATACCCTAAATCTCGGAGTCGAGTTTTTAGTCTATCCAAAATATGTCTTTTTCAGAAATGGCATTTATTCGCCCAACGGTTTTGACGAGCAAGCTGTAAAAATTCAGTACACTCTAAAAAAGTTTTGGGGTGAGGACGTTGTCGGAGCAATTATCGAGGCTGTCGCTAAAACATATTTACAGAAAGAATACGGCAATAAAGATGTTTCTCAGATGGACACTGGTACAATAACCGTCGGTTTTAATCAAGAAAGTCGAGGAATTTTGGAAAAAATCGTCGAAAAGTATACTCTGCCTTGCGTCTAAACTGCTATACTTAACTATGGCATTATTACACAATTTGAACGCTATCGTTAAAGTCGAACACGTCCCAAGTTCAGGGGCAAAATCAACAATTTCAGCAACGGCTAAAGTTTTAATTACCCCCGCAACTACCGAGGATAGTATGATTTATCAGAACGTCCCAGTCGGTAATCTATTTAATTTCTATTTCTTTAATCAGAATATCAGCCTAAAAGCTGGTGATATTTTTACTGTTGTCTCAGGCGACTCGACTGTTACCGCTGGTCAGGAATACATCATCAAAGGAAATCCTAAAAAAACTCTTTGCTTTCACAAAATGACGATTGCTGGGGCGTGTGTTATCAATTTAGTCTCGTAATGGCTGGCTACGGTCTCAATGTAAAAATTGAGGGACTCGAGCAGTTAGCGGGTACTATGAAAGGTTTTCCAACTATTACTCGGGGAATTTACAGGACGATGATTGACAATCTAACGAAAGTCGCTCAGGAAGAGGCTGTTAAAAATGCCCCAACAGATACGGGAACTTTGCTACAATCAATCACCACTCGAATAGGATTACAGAGTCAGCAAATAGTCGGCGAGGTTTTTATGGGCGAAATGAAACCATACTTTGCCTATCAGGAATATGGTACTGGAATTTATGGCTACAAAGCCAAACCAATCACTCCAACGAAAGGGGAATATTTGAATTTTCGATTAAAAGACGGCACTTGGATACGGACAAAATCTGTCAAAGGTGTCCCAGCCAAAGGCTTTATGAAAAAGGGTCGAGAATTAGCTGGTCAAAAAACACCCGAGGAAATGGCGAAAGCTAAAACAAAATTAGTAAGTTATTTTTTAACTGGAAAATAATAGTAAAATTAAACTATGAATAATTACACCAGCTTGATTGACAAATTAGTTGATGTCATCAAAACAAAAAATATCACTGGTCTTGGGACGAAAGTTTTTGGAACTGACGAAATCGTTTTTAATGCTTACCCAGTTTGTACAATTTCCCCTCTGAGTTTTAACAGTGAAAGAATTACGATGACAGATACCAAAGTAAATACTTCGGTGGCTATTAGAATATGGGGAAAGATAGAGCAAAACAAAGATGATGTCGAGAGGACGATTGAGGATATTGGCGAGGCAATACAAACCCTCTTAATTGACAAGGTTACTCTTGAAAATACTCTCGTCTCTACTGAGCCACTTTCGGGATTAGTCGCTTATCCTGAGAGATTTGGTGAGGCTCTCTTTATGTATGAAATCAAATACACTGGCTCAATTACTGAGCGACGCATTTAAAAATAGTCTATAATTAAATTATGAATAAATATATTTACAACGGTTCAGGTTCAATCGTGTTACAGGGAGTCGGCGAAATTGTCGCTGGGACACCTTTCGAGACTGAAATCGAAATCAATCACCCTCTTATTTCTGAATATAAAGATTTGCCAAAATTCAGTAAAAAGGAAAAAATTAAAGTTATCAATTCTAAATAAACAAATATATTTTTAAAAATATATAATTAAAATATGGAATACTCAAACGGACTATTAAACAAAGTTAGCATAGGGAAAGAGTCAACTTTTGGCTCTGCTGTTACCCCTACAATTACTCTAAACCTAAAACCATCTGGCGGTCTTTCCGAAGAACTCGCTAAAAATGGAATTGAGGGTTTAACTGGTAGCTTAGCCAAAAACAAAGCATTTTCAAAAGGTAAGAATACCATCAAAGGCTCTTATGATTTGAACGCTATCCCTAACGACATCGGTTATTTTATCGCCTCTGCTTTGGGCAAAGTTGTATCTACTCTCGTTAGTGGTGAAACTATTGTCAAAACTCACGTCATCACTGAACAGGGAGCTAAAATTTCCTACACTGCCGAGCAAGACATTCAACCTAGTTGTAAAAGAATATCGGGCGTCATCGCTACTGGTTTCAAAATTAAAGCTAAAGTTGGCTCTGCTCTCGAAATCACTTTTGATTTATTGGGTAAAACCTCAGCCGACCAAGTAACTCCAATTACTGCCGTCTACAATACTGGTCGAGTTTTCTCTTACGAAGACATCTCAATTTTAAAAATCAATTCTGTTGATATTAAAGAAAAAGTTACTGACTTCGAGCTTTCCTACGACAACGGTGTTGTTTATCAATACGGAATGGGTGGCGTTGACTCTGTTGGATATTCTGTCAATGGTGGCTCATCTTTCAAAGGTAAAATAAACGCTGTTTTAGATAGCGTAACCAATGGATATTTAGCTCAGGCTAAACTTATCGACGGCGTACCTCTTCAATTAACAGTCATCGGCGATACTGTCGGAGTTGCCAGCAATTACAAACTCGATGTCTTAGCCCCTCTCATTGTTTTCAATAAAACTGATTTGCCTCTCACTTCAAACGAAAATGCTGTTAGTATTGATTTCGACTCTAAACCTGACGCCGTAAATGGCTTGGTAAAAGTGGAGTTGACAAATACTAATACATCGTTGTAATCTTAATTATGAAAATAACAACTCCAAGCGGATACGAGGTAGAAATTAAAGACGTTCTCACTTTTAGAGATAAAAGGTCGATTGATAGTGTAATGTACGACTCAGTAAAAGCCGAGGATATTGACCGAGACGATGTAGAAAAATCCAAAAAAGAAATAATGGGTAAAGTCAAACCATCTGAATTATTGGGTAGTCGTCAAGACAAATCTATTGATTTCCTAGTTATCTCAATCAAAATCGGTGATACTTTAATTACTGAAAATTTC